TTTTTAAAGAAGAAGTTTTATATCCAGAACCAGGAAAGTTTTATACTTTTCTTTATAATCCAAAAACACCAAAAATTGAATATGATCAACATCCACTAATTGCTTGTACTTCATTAGAAAAATGGGGATTTAAGGCAATCAATTTTCATTGGAGAATGGCAAGGCAATATACTTGGGCAGAAGTCTCAGGAAAACTTCATGTTGTCAAGTACAATGAACTTGATGAACTACTTGCGATACCTTATGCAAAATTCCGTCTAAATAAATAAAAACTCTTATGTCAATGTTTAGAGAGAAACAGACATATATTTTAAGTGCCTTTATTGATATAGGGGTATTCTGATGGCAAAAAGACTTCCTCAAGGTTGGGAATCACTGGGTGCAAATGATCCAACAAAATACAAAGCAACTATTCCTGGAATTATAGATAAAGATAAAAGATTGACAAATATTCCTGTGGTTACAAATAGATCGACTGGAAATTTTGATGTATATGAACCAACTGTATTTGGAGATAAACTAATATACTCTTATAATGCATCAAATAATAAAGTTATAATTAAAGATAAAGACAAATATAATTTTTATTTTGATCCTTCAAATCCACAGGGGAAAAAAAATCTTGAAGATTTAAACAAAACTGTTAAGATTCGCACATTAGAAATTGCAGAAAAAGAAGTGAGTGGAGGTCCAGACTCAATATCTAGAAAAGAATTAAAGGAATTAAAAGAGTCTGAAGGTTATAAATCATTATCAAATAAAAAACCACCCAATAAAAAAGACGATCCGCAGGCCGGAGGTGACGGTTCATCGAGTGGATCGGACCCATCAGATAGTAAACCGGCACCGGCGGCCAGTGGAGGAGAAGCTACCGAAAATGATTTTAAACAAATTCAAGATGCAGCGAGAGGTTATAAAGGTAGGAAAGGATATCCAGATGAAAAAAATTTAAGATATCCAGAAAAAATGAATACTTTTCAAGATTGTATTCAATTTACGGTCATGGAATATCAAGCAAGTCAATTGGGATTGAAAGAAGACTTTGGTAATTTTAAATTAAGAACAGAAAAAAGAACGTCATTAGCAACAATCACATTACCAATGCCCAGTGGAGGAATATCAGATAGAAATATTGTTGATTGGCAAAGTTCAAGAATAGGTAATCTTGAAAAAGCTTTTGGTGAAGTAGCACTTCAAGGAATTATAGGTGGAGTGAAACCAGCGGTCGATTCTGCTAAAAAAAGTCTTGAAGCTGCCAACCAAGGTGATGGTAAAACTTTAATAGGAGCAATCATGGCAGCAAAGTTAACAGAACAAGCTGTTGGTACTTCAGGTTTATTATCAAGAGTATTTGGAGTAGAAATGAATCCAAGTCTAGAACTTCTTTTTGATGGACCAGCATTAAGAGATTTTTCATTTAGTTTTAAAATGACTCCAAGATCAGCATCTGAAGCTAAAATAGTAAGAAACATTATAAGAACATTTAAGCAAGCAATGTCAGTCAAAAGAAGTAATTCTGTTCTTCTTTTAAAGTCTCCACATACATTTATGATTAAGTACTTAACATCAAACAAAGAACATCCATATCTCAATCGGTTTAAAGAATGTGCTCTGACAAACTGCTCTGTAAATTATACACCTGATGGGCAATATATGAGTTATGATGCTAGTGAGATAGATGAAAGATCAATGACCGCATATGAACTTTCACTCACCTTTAATGAACTCGAACCAATCTTTGATGATGATTATGATGACAATAAAGATAATGCATCAGGACCATTTGAAAATATAGGTTACTAAAATGACATCATATTTCCGTCAAATTCCAAACTTCGATTATGTAAGTCGTATTGCAGAATCAAAAAATATATCAGATTATATACAAGTTAAAAATCTTTTTAAGAAAGGAAGTCTTCGCCCTGATATTTTTCAGGAACTTGCATTTTTTGAGAAATATCAAATCAGAGGAAATGATCGTCCCGACAATATTGCAGAGATTTTTTATGGTGAATCAACTCTTGATTGGGTAGTTTTATTGTCAAATAATATTATCAATATTCAAAGTGAGTGGCCGCTTTTACAAGATGATTTTGATCGTCATTTAATCGAAAAATATGGTGATTATGATGTTATTTACAATGGTATTCATCATTACGAAACTTCACTTGTTAAAAATAGTCAAGGAGTCACGATTGTTCCTTCGGGTCTTGAGGTCAGTTCTTCATATTCTGTAAGTTATTATGATTACTTTATAGATTCTCAAATAGAATCTGGAAATATTGCAATTCCAGTCACAAACTATGATTATGAGAGCAAACTAGAAGATGCCAAAAGAAATATTTACTTACTCAAACCAAGATATTTGAATATCGTGATAAATGATATGGATAATATTATGCCATATCAAAAAGGGTCTTCACAATATATTAGTGAAGACCTCAAACGTGGTGACAATATTCGTCTTTATAGTTAACTATTCTTCTACTAAACGTGAAAAATATGATAATGCATCATCTTCATCATCATTGGACTCAACTTTAGATACTGGTGCCTTACTGCGAGCATAAGATTTTTCGAGTTCTTCTACAACACGATTTTCTGTAGATGATTCTTCCTCATAAGAAGAATATTCATCTTCTTGTTCAGAAATTTCACGAGAACGTGTTGAAGATGTCTTGTTTCCAAGAACCATATTTAAACGACGCTCAAGTTCTTCATAAGACTTAAACTGATCGGGAGCAGTCACCGCAGAAAGAGAGTATTCTTTCTTCCAGATTGCTTCCATTGCCTCATCGTCATTCAGCAGAGGTTCTATTGAACCAAACTCTGATTTATCATAATTCCAATAACCATCTTTCTTGACGATTTTCAATTTAAAGTTAGCACCCTGCCAGAAATCAAATGGGTTGATTGGAGACTCATCTTCAAACTCAGGTTGCATTGCCTCCATAATCTTATCAAAGATTTTTTTTCCATACTTAAATAGAAAAACTTTATCTTCGTTTGCAGGATTAGCAGGATCCTTGACAACATAAATGTTAGAATAATAATTCAATTTACGTTTTTGTTTACGAACAATTTCTTTATTTGATTCTGTTCCAGTATTCCATAATTCACGATTATATTCGCCTAGTGGATCTTTTTGTCCAATTGTGGTCAAAGAATTTTCGATATACCAACCACCATGCCCTTCAAATGCGTGTGAATACATCTTTGCCCAGGGAAGTTCTTCACCTTCAGGTGCAGGAAGAAATCGAATCACGGCATAACCATTACCAGTCTTGTCTACCTCTGGTTTCCAGAGACGTTCGTCAACACCATTAGAGATGGTGTTCATTTTTTCCACTTCTTTGACAAGTTTAGAAGTCAAAGAACCCAGTTTAGATTGTTTCTTAAGATTTTCGAATGACATTGAATTACCTCGTATTAATAGGATTTGGCTTTTTGATTTTGCTTAAGGGATCATCCAGCCCAATATATTCTATAAATCAAATTCAGTTTTGTCAACCTGAGATTTCATCATTTCAATAACACTTTTAATATTATTAAAAATAATACTGATATCCTGTCCCAAAGGAAGTCCCATCATCGTTGCAGAATCAATGATTCTATCTTTCATTTCTTTTGCCTCTGGATCATCAGACAAACTCAAACGAGTAAAAAGCACTTTTTGTTTTTCTAAAAGTTGTTCTAATAATTCTATATGATATAGTTTTTCTGTCTTTGTCATTTTTGGATAATCAAAGAGATTTCCATAAATTTCATTTTGAAGATCATGAAGTTCTTCTAATTCATCACGAACAAGTTGCGATTCAAAAAAACTCATTTTTCCTCCATAATAGATTTCTTTAAAATTTTACGATAATTGAATATATCGATATTTAGAAAAGGATTGTATTTTTTAATTTTCATTGATACAGATTTCCATACAGGATCATCAAGTTTCTTATCAAAATTAGCCTTATATTTAACTATTTTATCCAATATTAACATTGTTTCTAAAGAAATATTGGATTGTAAATGTTCTTTTAAAATTTGTGGGTGTCGATTACCTTTGATTCGAAACATTTCATCAAAGTTTTGAGAGGTAAAGATCGATTCGATTTCTTCTTTAAAGATATAAGAAAGAGATTGAGTTCTTTTTTTCCACTCCATATATCTATTATCTCCCTCTTTTATGATTTCACCAATCCAAAGTCTTTCTGGATCCGTGCAGGAAATAAAGTTTGATACAAAGAACTCTACTACTTCAGCATCTGTCTTATTTCTTGAGAACTTTTCAAACCAGAATCGATCTTTACGTTTATAAAAGGATTTTACTGTTGTTCTACTTTTTCCACAATA